TGAAAACACATTTCAACTCGCGCACAGTAATCGCGGTAGAAGAAATTGTCTTTACGCATCCTTTACACAATAAGGATTAACATTCGATTTTTAAGTTTTTATTTTTTTTGGATTTTTATTTATTTATTAATTCAACCGTGTAGACTTAACACCTACACTCTAAATTTAAGAACACCAACTCTCATCATCTCCCTCCCAATCATGACAATCTCCTGAATAGGTAGCACTATACCTCTGAAATGGAGGAGTAAAATCACAATACGCACGATCCATCACGTGCATACTTAATAGCAAATCACGAGATGGAAACCCTCGCAATAATTGCTCTACAGTAAGACCAGCTTTCTTAGAAATCTGAACCAAATCTCTCTCATCATCTTGACTATTAGTAAACGCAGCAACCAAATTATCCATATCTTTAAATCCACCTATCTCGCACACGTAGATAAAAAACTCCTTACAAATATAATGAACGACATCATTTATACCCATATTATCATAAGCCATCCCTATGCAAGACACAGCATAATCTGCATAAGTCAACCTCACATTATTTCCCCACGCAATCTTATGAATACAATCACTCAATCTCTTATACGGAAGAATATCCGGCAGTGTCACGGGCAAGTCTGCTGGACGCTTAATAAAATACCTTTTCAAAAAAGCAGGACCAGTCACCTTAAGGCCACCAAATTCATCTGGCACACTAATAAGACTCTTATGAGTTTTTATCTTATAAATCTCCATATTAAAATGCTCTTTCACCCAATCAGCATAGCCCACTTCATTTACCATGTCAGCTATCTTATCACATACAGCAATTATATGATCATCACCATACACTATAAATTTGAGAAACCCATCCCAGAACATTTTATTTATCTCAACTGCTCGAGAAGGATGTCGAAGCATAACCCCCTCCACATATGCCCAAAACAATAAGCCGACGATCCAGGAATTACCATGCGAAGTCTCCAAAGCACCCGACGGCATAACTCCAATTATTATCTTCCAAACGCTAGCAAAAACATGAACCAATTTAACTGATAAATTCGCCCCAACCTGCTTCAAAATGGCTTTAAACAAAGCATAATCTCCCATGTTAGGGTCATAATACACTGCAGTACTAAAAGAATAAAACTCTAACAACACACGATGCAATGTGGTGTCCAAACCTCTAAAATCACCATCCATATATCGCATGCTTGGATCATCCCAATTAAGCTCTTCAGCCAAAACCTGTGCTCCACCATGCCACCACTTGAGCCCAATCTTAATCATTTTACCTCTCTCGAACATTTGTCGATCTTTCATAACCAAATGAGCCAAAATATATTGAACACACTGCGGAATAAAAAACTCTCTGCACTTCTTATATTGAGCTATCCTCTCAGTCGCAGATATTGATGTATTCTTAAAAATCTCAAATTTCAAACAAATACAACAAGCTTTCTCAAGACAATTTATATTCCCAGTTCTACGATACTCTAACACAAGTAACTTAACTCGCAACTTACACGCAGCTTCCTGATCACCTTTAGTACCATTAGGAGT